TTCGACTGGTTGTTTGTCCTCAGGGATCAGATCGGTGTTCAGAGTACACTCCATCACACGTTCTGTTCCATCTACTTTGGTGAAGGTCACGGTCTGTTTACCTTCACGTAGAAGGGTGATCATTTCATCACGGGTAATCATAATATCAGCAGTCATAAGGGTTCTCCTAGGTTATTCATCATTCGGGTCTTTTAATAACCCATCTACATTACAGCTTGAGCATGGTGACATACTCCTGCTATTCTTCAGCATTTCTCGGTAAGTGTTCATCACATCCGAGTTCCACATTTCTTCTATACTATGTGTATAGACATTTCCGTTTGATATACTCTTATTCCAATCATTAGAACAGAGGTATCCGGAACCATCCCAGTCTAAAAATAATTTGTAACTAGGAATATTACACCCCCTATTGAGGGAGATGTTCGTAGAAGATTGATATATCTGAATACGGTTGACTTCATTAGTAGGTTTAGTATAATAATGCCTACAGTCAACTTCATACCCTTCTAACATCTTCTTAAAATATTCTTCATGATCTTCATCATACATCGAGATATTAAAATGAGTAACTCCGGAATCAGATAAATTTTCAGCAACATCTCTAGACAATTTATCCCCATTAGTGATGATGGAAACCTTTTTGGTAGAGAGACCATTAATAAGAACCTTCACCATATCTGATAAATTTTTATGAAGAAGAGGTTCTCCAAATCCACATATCGATATGATTTGATCATATTCATACTCTATCAACCTAAAATTAATCCGTTCAGCAGTATCTAAACTCATCACATAATTTGAATTTGGGTATCCGGCAGATCTAGGGCAAAATGAACAAGACCTATTACATAACTCTATTGGATTAATCTCTATAGATCTTATCATAAAATATATCCATCCCTACTAAAGACATCCTATAGTATTTTCCTACATGTTTCATTATAACACGATCACTCCATTTTGGCAACTCCTTGAATAATACATAATTGCCTAGGGATGGGAAGCATTCATAATTGGATTCGATGTGCATTTTAAATGCATTCATCCTAGAAATATGTGGAGCAATATTAGATAAGATCTCTGGTAGTGCGTTTCCCATCCCACCGACAGTGACTCTAGCTGGACGAATACTCTGAATTTGATTAATAATGCTCCTTGGACCAATACCCCAGCCAAATCTAACCCCAGGCATCGCTATAGATTTACTCAAAGTTTTTATAGTCAATTCATCAATATTATACGTACTATCGTACATAAAATCTGCGTAGGACTTATCTCGTATAATAAGTTTATACTTACCATCAACATTCCCACGCATACCACTGTTCCCATTCGGATCTGCTACATACAAAACATCAGATCCGAATGGTATATTTAATGCTAATCTCATAGCTTCTACTGGCTGCCAAGTAGGTATGTCTGCAACTGTCATACTCCATCCGTTGAGTTTGACAACATACATAATTCTACATATAAGTTCGCTAAGACCTAATCCGATAACAAGGTTTTCACATTCAACTTGATGGTATTTCGATAAAGCATTATATGAAATTGCTGGATCATCATATACTGTCTGATCAAAATTAAACTTAGGTATATGACTATCAATACAGACGTTACAGGAAAGATCTATTTTGTCATAAGATGGTTCCGGAGCATACCAAATTGGCCGTATAGAAGTATTATTCATCGGCGCATATTCGCCATTGCTTTCGCTTCGTCGTCGCAAAATACTGGGACGGCATTGGATTTGTGAAGCGTTCCAATTCCAATCATCTTGGTTCCAGTATACACTTTGTCTTCAGCCTTAACTGCATTACCGATACCATCTCCCCGAGAAGGGATCTTGGCGGTCTCACGGACAAATTGTTGAGGGTTTAGTAAACTACTCATGGGAGCATTATACACCTTACTTCGTTTCTTTGCAACCCCATACTCTGAGTTGAGGTTTTCTTCGTACGCCTTCTTCTCAGCAGAAGACTTGAATTTCATTTTACGTTTCTTGGACGAGTTCCAAGAGTTATAGTATACGGGCATCAGTGCCATATCAGTTCCACTCGTTATCAAACTTAGTTGTATCACTGTATACGTCACCGTAGTATTGTTTAGCATACTTCTCAGGGTCGGTATAGTGATTGTAGTTCTCATCCATTGCAGCCATCTTCTCCTGAAACTTCTTTTCGGCGATACGTTTCGCTTCGAACTCAGGAGTAGCATTTAGTAGTGCCTTGACGGAACTCTTCTTCGCTTTAGTGCGAAACTCATTTCGTTTCTGAACACGTTCTGCGGCCTGTTTGATAATTGCAAGGCGTTCTTCTTTGGTCATCATGATGATAGTATTCCTCTTAGAAATTGTAGTCGTAGAATTTACGTGGAGAATCTGATAATTGGAATCGGCGCCCGTGAGCATCTTTCCACCCTTTGTTCTTGGACAAACGGATACGAAATACTTTGTTCTCTGGGTTAGACGTGATGTTCCACTTCTGGTCACCGATGTTAGTGCAGACAGCAGAGAATCCGCCAGGAACAAAATTCATCTTGACTGAACGATCTTGAACTGCATCCATCGCACGAATCTCAACGGTCTTGTCTGAAATGACCTTGATAACCTCATACGGTTCTACGTCAGAATAACCGATGTAATTTGCATATTTCATTTTGAACTCCTAATTAAAAATCGATTTCGCCACCGAGTTCAGTAGCACGTGCCACTGCATCGTCATAAGAAATTAGTTGATAACCTTCTTCTGTGATCACTTCGGGACCAACATACATCACAGCACACCAACGTCCTGTAGCACCTTGAGCGAGAGCCCACGCACCTTTCACTGGCGTATCATAACGGTTTCCAGTGAGATCACATTCCCTGACCATCGCTTCAACAAACATTTTTGGACTCCTTTATCAACAACATGAGGCTAGTATACCAAACCCTCGAGATTATGCAAGCACTATTTTAGACTCTGTTGCTTTTTTGCAACGGATCTGATGCTGTAAACCTCCGTCCTCCTCCGAATAACCCCATGCCTGGGCGTCATCACTAGGGTTCCGTGAAAAGGAGTTGTAGCGAATTATAGCCTGACGCTGGGTCAGGTTTTCCACCATTACAATTGATTTATCAATGTTTTGAATATAGAAATAATATGACATTTAATTACCTTTAATTAATATAACATTAATTAATTTCAATTACAATTTCTTGAATTGGGGTAGATTCTAGATTTTCTAACCACATATTAACAATATTAATTGCTTGTGCTTTACTTTGAGCCTCTAATGTAAATACAGATAAAAATTCATCAGTAATACGGACTACGAATGGTGCCATGAAAATAACTCCTATAAACAACAAGCTACAATCTTACCACATAAAAAAACCCCACGCAAGCGTAGGGTTATTGATTTGTTGTATTAAAGCAACGAATTAGGACTCCTCAGAACTCTCCCCACGGAGAAGCATTAGGATATCTAATGCGCAGTCATGTACAGGATCGTGTTTCGCAACCTCGTCTCTATTAAGATCCCTGACGGAGCAGTATCCATTTTTAGAGTCGGTCATAAGGTCAATTGCAGTCCTAACATCACGCCATCGGTTGAATGGTGCAATGGGTTCTACCTCAGCTTTGAGTGCCAGACTATCAATCGCCATCTGGTCCAGGGAACCTCGTGCCCAAATAGTCAGGGTTTGAGGATCTGCTCCACGATGATATTGATTGATATACTTACGAATCGCTTCTATGCCATTCTCACTGATCATATCTCGTGACGCATCAGGTACAAAACTCAACTTCTGCTGATGTTCACCTTGTTTGTTCCACCAGTCCAAAGTAGACTTGGTCATAGTGCGATTCAATCGTTTGACTTGATCCTTAGCGTCGAACTTAACCAGTAGTCCTCGCTGAACTAATTCCTTGAAGGAGATGTTAGTATCCACCTCAGGATCGAAGTGAATAATTGCCGCAGAGAGAACTACCGTAGTAGATTCGATCCCAAGTGTTTCAATGTCAAACATGAACATAATTTAATCCCACAGTCCTCTGTAATATTTACCGAACAGACGTAATCCATTATCGATTCGATCCTGTTCTTTTTTTAAACCATCATAGTCACACTCATACGTGTCGTTTGGTCCTTTTACCATTTTATTCAATCCATCTTCCATCGTCTCGAATCGGATGTCATGAACGCCAGAACGATACTTTTCTTCCCAGTCGTATGTGTATGACTCGAATGCAAAGATCATCTCATCCAACACCCAACTCCAACGAGTATGAACATCAGATTCAATGTTTTGTTTACATAGTTCCGGATCATTATAGAAGTCAAATACAAGTTGATCTTCCCACTCTTCATAGTTGGTCGAGCGCATTTCAGGGGGAACATCTTCCATATCAACCATATGAGAACCATGTTGAATTTCTTTCAACTGTTTCAGCATAGGAAGAATGATCGGTGCAAGTGTACTATCCATACTCCAAGTGTCCCAGCGATCGATCTTGACATACTCAACACGAGGATGGACTTTATCAAGAATCCACTGGATACCTTCAGAGATAGGTATTAGTTTATCAGTCGCTTTCTTAACCCACTCTGGATAGTCTGGACCATCTCGTTTAGCCCAGTCTTTCCAGAAGAAGATCTTCTCAAACCATACGTAAGGTGAGAACCAATGGTCTCGATACTTACTGATATAGACTTTCATGATATATTACTTCTTTGTGGGTTTAGGTTTACGTTTTTTCACTGGTCCAGGAGCTAACTTGACCGGAGCCGGTGCTTTCACTGCTGCTGCAACTGCCGGCGCAGTGGTTTTCTTGGGGTTCCGACGTTTACGATTCTTAGATGCTGTAGATGCAGCTTTCTTCGCAGGAACTGATTCTGTACTCAGGTCAAGTGTGATATCAGATGTAGAGATAGTGTATGTATCGGTCGTATCAACATTGATTACATAATCTCCAGCCATGGTATTCAAGTTCACCGTATCTACTGAATTAATTTCAAGCGTATCTGGTCGACTTTCACCAGTAGGAAATGGCCACGTCGCTTCAGTATTCAGCTTAGGTGCCGGTGCAACTGGCTGTTCAGGCTTGGTGCTTGAGAAAAGATTTTTAATAAAATCCAAAGTTTGTTTAATCATAATATGATCCTCATTAAGTTAATAGACTAGTATATAGTCCTCATTGCAATGTACGATTACCAAAGATATCATCAGTGTCGTACTTATCTAATGAACTATGTGCCGTGGTCAACAATTCTTGAAAACTATCAGAGTATCCTGCTTCAATAGAATATCTACATAGTCTGGAAAGAACAATCGCACTGACGTCCAGTACATTAAATTCTTCTGTTCGGGCTTCTAATAAACCCGTTACAAAATCATCAAATGAATATGATATCATCTCCATAGTATCATCACTCATTAATCCATAGTCGTCATCTATATTCATGATTGCGCTCTAAAGTGTGTGGTTAGTGTATATTTTGAAATTAATCCCATGCAAGGATTCTCTGAATACATGTATGTCCAAGTTGATGGAAAAATTATCATAGATCCTTGTAGAGGAGTGATCTTTAATTTAATTGAAGGGAATTCCGTCTCTCCACGTTGTTCAGGTGTCGTCAGATATATCATAGCTGTGATGAACCTTGTATGTGTACCACGTTCAGTAGAATCTGAGTGAATCCGTTGCTTATATCCAGGATCATTAGCAACATACTTCTTCAGAGAGAACTGCTCCATCCCCATTTTATCGGGAATCTGTTTACTGGTCTTCAATCCACATTCTTGTCTATACGTATTCAACCCAATATTATATAGTTCCACCAACTGTGGACCATACTCATTCCAAATCCGTGTTTCCTCTGTAATGATCATTTCCTCATATCGATTACCATTACCATTGATTAAGTTATGAGACGACATATTTCGTTCAAAGGACTTGACCAACTTATTACATGCCATTGGATCCATTACATTATCATATACTTTAATATAACGAATCATCTTACATAATTTTAGATATCGCTATCTTAGCATCGATACAGTCATCATATACTGTGTCTCGTTCCAACTCTTTAATAGCTGCGACCTCCATTAGACTAATGCCATACGCAACATCAAACCAGTCTACCGCTTCCATCCACTCTTGGATTTCTTCTGGACCACGTAGTTGTGTCAGAATACGCAGATCATTCTTCTGATCAGGAGTAAGTTCGTCATCTAATTCGAAAGCTTCCATCACTTAATATCCTTATATTCATCAGCGTCAGTCTTGTCTTCACGGATCTCTAGAAAGATCGGTAGAAACAAACTGTCGCCACCTTGTTTGTTTTTGATACGGCTATTATACTTCAAAGCCACAATTTTACCAAGCAACTCATCACGAATATTCCAAAGGTCAGTTCTAAGATCATCGCTAAACCCAGAACCCACATTGACGGTGAGAACTCTGTTGTCTGTGGATCCGGACTCACATATAATTGCACCAAGTCTTCCAACATACTTTCCTGTCCCTTCTTCATATCCTACGATTCGAAGGTCACATTCCAGTTCACCTTTGAACTTTAGTTGATGCTTTACCCTCTTGTTTTCCCATGGCGCATCTCCCGCCTTGAGAATAATTCCCTCTTGACCTTGAGCAAGATAGCGGTCAAAGACCTCTCTAGCCTCAATAATCGACTCGACCATTTGATGTTCCACCACCTTGACGGCATCAGTGAAAATAGTCGACGTAATACGTTCAAACCGATCCCTATAAGGAACACTACTATAACCAGCGGTAAAATCTTCATAATCAATCACATCCCATACTGTAGCACGAATCTTATGTGATTCCAAGTCGCTGATCGTGCCTTTCACCGCCTTGTTGAGGATACCATTACCAGTCTGTCGGTCTAGAATGATTCCTTTATCATTAACAACCAATTCACCATCAAAGACACAGTTTTTAGAGCCAGAAAGAACAATAAAATCTTGATCCAGATGTTTAATCCCGTGGATTTCCTTGCCATTACGACTCCTATATTCAACAACACCATTCTTGACGATAGCATTGAAACGCATACCGTCCATCTTCAATTGAACCATTGCAGGAAACTCAAACTTACTTATAAGTTTTTCGTCGGATGCTGAACATAACATGCATGGATAATCATGAATTAGTTCTGGCCAAACCTTATTCACCGTAGAGATAGATACTCCACACTTCAGATCTTTCTGAATGATACGTTCCAACACTTTAGCATCGTCTGGAGTAGAACTTTCCAACAGAGACGTGAGCATCTCGATGGCAGCATTGCCAGTATATTCACGAGACGCAAGTTTCTTCAATTGCTTGCATGCCTGCACCAATGGAATAGTATGTATTCCACGAGTATACTTGGGAATCTTCCGAATATAGAATTGCGTGAATGGATCCAGTGCAAGAATGATCACGGTCTGCAACAGATCGTTACTTTTATGCTTCTCCAGTTCTGCAATCTTGAAGTTCCGACCAGCATCAGATGCAAGGTGATTGAAAAACTCGTTCAAATTCATTTTGAAATAATCCAGTCTATGTTCATAATATCTTCTGGCATATCTTCCAGGATTTCCATCGTTCCGTTAGATTCTCTAACCATGCGATTCATAATACCATATCCGAATGTATTACTGCCGTATCTGGATTTCTTACAAGTGTAAGTTGATCCAGTGTATCCTTCAAAGATATACTCATCGTTATCAGTTTCCGATACGCCGACGACACCACTATTCATGCGCCATGATTCACCCCGAACATATGTCCCATGCCAGACTCCAAAGATTCTATAGTGGGGATCAGTTCCAGTTACTTTAATGATTTTCCAGAGGTCGGGGTAATATGCACTCATTTCACTTCATCCGTATTCCATTTATTTAACAGTCCTTCTAATTTAGCATCTTCCGGCCAGTCCTTTAGGTATTCATTGTCTTCGTCAAAGATTTTGATATATTGTTTTTTGGTAATTGTTCGAGACCCAGAAATTTCTTCAGAGATATGTTTCTGACTGAATTCCTTTGGATCATTTGAATTTAATACGTAGTCATGTGCTAATTCTTCAGGAGCATCCTCGGGAATCTCTACCACATATCGAATCTTGAAACTAGATACAGTCTCTACCATAACTAACTTGGTCTTGACTTGTTTAACCATAGACCAAGATCCGTCGCCGTTATCGACCCATTCAATGACATCTCCAACGTCCCATCCCAGATCTTGAAAGATCGGGTCCGTCAATGGGAGAATCAACTCACCATTCTCATCTTGTTCAAGTTTAACGACCGGCATTTAATTTCTCCAAAGATTCTAATTGACCTAGTTTAATCGAGTACAGTGCATAGAGAGCCGCACCGAGGAATGCTCCGCCGGCGAAATACGCCACATTCATAAATCCAAAGGTGATGATCGCAAAATGTGCAATCCCAGCACCTAGAATCATTGTCGCAAACAAAAAGAGAGTGGACAAAGCGGCTTTTAATTTCAAGTTCATGATTTAATTCCTTTAGGGTTGCGAGATTGATAGTAACGATACTCACGGCGCAACCACCATTTATATCGATTGAAATATGTAGATAGACTGTAGTTGGAAGGAATTATTTCACTCCATCCAAGAAGTTCATCTTGATTTTCAAAATACATTTCCTGAACCCAACTACGAAACGGCATCATTAGAGACTCTCCTGTATAACATACTTCGCTTCCGGAACCGATCTACACTTATCACCATTCACGGTGATGTTTCTGTTAGTTACTATTTTAACAGCAAACCGACCAGCAGACAAGTCCCAATGTGACTTCTGTTTGTTTTTCACAACACGTTGACCAGTTGCGAAGAAAAGGGTATCCATCAGTTCGTCTGATGCGATTTTTCTCAGGAAATGAACGTTAGCAGGCATGACCTATGCCTCTCATTCATAACATATGTCAAGAATATCATAGGCCAGTTTGGAAGTGATATCAAACTCGCCGAGTAATTCTTCGACAGCTTCGTCCATGGTCATAGAACCATCTTCCATCTCTGCGACCAACTCTTGAGCGATCATGTAAATTTCTTTCATACGCATAATTTATTGCTCCATTGGATCGTTAAGGGTTACTGATAAAATTTCTTCTATGGTGATATCACCTTTACCTTTATAGAGTGTTTTTGCAGCCTCTAGAGACTCAGGGCTACGACAGATCAGGT